ATGGATATCACGATGACTTGGTGGACAGTACAACACAAGCAATAATGCGTTTTAGACAAGGAGGGTTCGTGGCGCATCCAGAAGATTTAAAAGAGGACTCACTTCCTCGAGTTGAAAGAACTTATTACTAATTATGATTTTAGCAGCACCTTTAGTTATTCCATTTGCAAAAGCCGTTGGTCTATCAGTCGGCACATTAGGTATGGCTGCACTTGCAGATCAAGTTAACGATTACATTCAAGCAAATCCAGAAGAGTCGATGAAAATTTTATCAACGATTATACCAAACGTTGGTATTGGTCAAATCTTTATGAGCAAAGAAGATAAAATATCTTTAGAAGATTTAGATGAGATGACTGATGAAGAAGCACAAGATTTATCAAAAGAAGAAAAAGCAGAATTAATGAAACAAGCTGGTAAGAGTGGTGGACCTAACAAACGTCAGACGATGATTGATATTTCTGAAAAGTTAGGATTGTCTGGTTCTGGTAAAGAAAAACAAGATATTGAATACGAAATTGATGAACGTTATGACGAAGGTGGTGTTGAAGAAGTAAGCAAACCAAAGTTTGATTATAAAAAATTTTTTAGAAAAAGAAGAGCGGACGGCGGAGCGATTGGTATAGAAGTTTTATTTAGAGAAAAGAAAAATCTCGGTGGACTTCTTACAGGTCAGGCAAAAAGTATTTATGATAGTATGACAGCTGCTGGATATTTTACAGAAGATGAAATTAGAAACGCAATTACAAATGCGGGTTATGAGATACCTGGTACATCACAATCAGAAACAACTGCACCAAATATTATAGGTGCACAATTAAATCAAGGTGGTGGTGGCGGAGGTATGACCGGATTACAAGAAACATTTACAAAAGATTTAAGTGGAGATCCAAGATTTAATTATTTAACTCCTCAAGAACAAGGTGTTAAATATAGATTTGATAGATCAGTAGAACCTAGAGATGGTTTAATGGGTTTCTTTGATAAGGTAGGAAATAAATTTAAAGAAAGTAAATTTTTTCAACCAAAAATTAGAGGCACTCTTGGAACGAGATTAGCTAATCAACCAAAACTACCTATTCCTAGTTTTGCATCTTTTCTTTCAAATTATTCAAGTCCTTTTAATATAAAATCTAAATCATATAATCCATTGTTAGAAGAACAATTAAACTTTGCAGAAACTCAAGAAGGTATAATCGGTAGAGATCCTAATAGCGGTCTTTTAAAATATGGACCAGAGTCAGTTTTGTCTGGTAAAAATGTAATATCAATGTTTGGAACAAATGATTATGAAAAAATGTTAGTAGATTACATATCAAAAATGAACGCTAACAAAAGAATTTCAGCAACAACAAAAGCTGCAAGACTAGCCCAAGCTCAAAAAGAATTAGAAGAATTACAAGCAAAAACAGAAGCAGCTAGAGCAGCACAATATGGACAAACTGATTATGGTAGAGGTAGTGATGGTCAACGATCCTATAGTGGTGATGCTTTAGGAGATAAAGATCTAGGATTTGGTATAGGTGCAACAACTGGTGGTCCAGTAAGTAATAGAACTGGTAGAGGAAGACAAGATTATTACAAAGGCGGCCTCGCTTCAATGTTCGTGGAGAAAAGATAATGAATATAAGATACAATTCTGATATAGGAGCTTTTGTAAATACTGCAAACGATGAAATAGTTACACAAGCAGAATTATTAAAATGGGCTGCTGCAAATCCAGAGCCGATCAAAGAAGCAAAGAAACCAAACACAGAGATACTCGAAGAAGTAATTGCAACATTTAACAAAACAGGATAGGTTAACCAAATGGCCACAATAGACAAACCATTACCCAATACAAAAACAACTGTAGAAGTTCCAGGTGAAGTAGAAATTCAAGAATCAATTAAAGAAAACGTAGAAGAGATTCAAGAAAAAGGCGGACCTGTTGAAATTGAAATGACAGAAGAAGGTGGTGCTGAAGTTTCATTTGATCCAAAGGTTGCAGCAATGGAAGGTGGTGAAGACCATTTTGAAAATCTTGCAGAATTTTTAGGTGAAGAAATTTTAGATCCACTAGGTTCTAAAATGGTAGACCAATACAACGAGTATAAAGAATCTCGTGGTGACTGGGAAGAAACTTACAGAAACGGTTTAGAACTTTTAGGATTTAAATATGAAAGACGAACAGAACCTTTCAGAGGTGCATCAGGTGTTAATCATCCTGTACTTGCTGAAGCGGTGACACAATTTCAAGCACAAGCTTACAAAGAATTATTACCATCAGACGGACCTGTTAGAACTCAAATAATGGGAGACTTGAATGTTCAAAAAGAAGAACAGGCAAAACGTGTAAAAGATTTTATGAATTATCAAATTATGGATCAGATGAAAGAATACGAACCAGAGTTTGATCAAATGCTTTTCTATCTACCCCTCTCCGGTTCTACCTTTAAGAAAGTTTATTACGACGACCTTTTAGGTAGAGCCGTGTCAAAATTTGTACCGGCAGAAGATTTGATTGTACCTTATTCTGCAAACTCATTAGATGATGCAGATGCAATAGTGCACGTTATAAAAATTTCTGAAAACGAATTAAAAAAACAACAGGTTGCAGGATTCTATAGAGATGTAGAATTAGGTTCACCACCTGTTACTGAAAATCAATTACAAGATAAAAAATTAGAACTTGAAGGTATTTCAAAAGATGGCCAAGAAGATCAATACACTTTGTATGAAGTACACACTAATTTAGATTTAGAAGGTTATGAAGATATGGGTGAAGACGGTGAGCCAACAGGAATTAAATTACCTTACGTTGTAACGGTTGCACAATCTAATAATAAAATTTTATCAATTAGAAGAAACTACAGACAGAACGATCCACTGAAGAAAAAAATAAATTACTTTGTACAATTTAAATTTTTACCTGGCACAGGATTTTATGGTTTTGGTTTAATCCATATGATTGGTGGATTAACTAGAACTGCAACAGCAGCTCTAAGACAGTTGTTGGATGCAGGAACTTTAGCTAACTTACCAGCTGGTTTTAAATCTAGAGGTATCAGAGTCAGAGATGACGCTCAACCTTTACAACCTGGTGAGTTTAGAGACGTAGACGCTCCTGGTGGAAACATCAGAGATCAGTTTATGACTCTACCCTTCAAAGGTCCTGATGCAACTTTACTTCAATTGATGGGAGTAGTTGTATCAGCGGGCCAACGATTCGCGAGCATCGCAGATGCACAAGTGGGTGATATGAACCAAGCCGCTGCAGTTGGAACAACAGTTGCGTTATTGGAGCGTGGATCGCGGGTAATGTCAGCGATACATAAAAGATTGTATGTTGGATTAAAACAAGAATTTAAATTATTAGCAGAAGTATTTAAAACTTACTTACCACCAGTTTATCCTTACGATGTACCAGGTGCATCAAGAGAAATTAAGGTTCAAGACTTTGATGATAGAGTAGATATATTACCTGTAGCAGATCCAAACATCTTCTCACAGACGCAAAGGATATCTTTAGCTCAATCTCAATTACAACTGGCGCAATCGAATCCTCGTATACATAATTTATATCAAGCATATAGATCTATGTATGATGCGCTGGGTGTGAAAAATGTAAATGCAATCTTACCACCACCGGCACCACCAATGCCAATGGACCCAGCATTAGAACATATTATGGCAATGAGCACAAAACCATACCAAGCATTTCCAGGACAAGACCACAAAGCTCACATCGATGCGCATTTAAACTTTATGAGACTAAATCAAACACAAAATAATCCTGCAGCAATGGCAAGTTTACAAAAAAATATTTTAGAACACATTAGTTTGATGGCTCAAGAGCAAGTTCAATTAGAATTTGTAGAAGAATTACAAGAAGTACAAATGATTCAACAACAAATGCAAGCAATGGGTGCGCAAAATCCTGCGATGATGCAAGGAATGATGCAAAATCCACAAGCAATGCAAGCACAAAGACGTCTACAACAGATTACAAACCAAATTGAATCTAGAAAAGCAAAATTAATTGCTGAAATGCAGGAAGATTTTGCAAAAGAAGAAGAAAAAATTATGGGTGAGTTTGGTGGCGACCCATTATTAAGATTAAAAGGCAGAGAAATTGACCTTCGAGCGCAAGAAAATCAGCGAAAAGAAGAAGAAGGACAAGAAAGATTGGATCTTGATAAAATGAAAGCAATGATGAACCAACAAATCCAAGAAGATAAGCTAGAACAGAACGAAGAACTAGCTGGTTTACGTGCTGGCGTGTCATTAGCTAAACAACAAATGGCTGATGCAAGTAAGATTCACGATTTCGGTAGAAACTTCGGAAAAAAATAGGTATAAACCACATTAAGGAGTAAATTATGGATAAAAAAGTTAAAAAACCTAAGATTACAAAAGAATCAGGTTTGAATAAAGATGGTTACAAGAACGGTGGCATCGAAATTCAAGCAACTGATCCTATGGAAGCACAGGTTGTTGATGTTAGAGGCACAAGAAGAATGCGTCCTGACAAAAAACCTGTAAAAGCAACTTGGTATTAAGTAATGGCTTGGTTTAGTTTAGCAAAGGTAGCTTTGCAAGCTGGCACGCACATTTTTAAAAAGCGTCAAGAGACGAAAATGGCGATGGCAGATGCACAATATATGCACGCGCAAAAAATGGCTCAAGGCCAAGAAGCTTACCAAGGTAAACTCCTAGAAGCCCGTCAATCAGATTGGAAGGACGAGGCGGTTTTATTAATTTTGTCGGCGCCCATAGTGGTGCTGGCTTGGGCAGTCGTAAGTGACGATCCGACTGCGATGGACAAGGTTAAATTGTTCTTCGAATACTTCTCGTCATTGCCGTCGTGGTTTACAAATTTGTGGATCCTTG